GTGGTAATACATTCTACCATCAACATAGTATCTACGAAAAATATCTTGAGCTAAATTGTTATAATTTAATAATTTTAAAAGTGTAGCAAATTCTGTACGAATTGCCGTTTTGATTTTTTCTGGTTGTTTTAGGGAATCCAAAACAATTTTAATGTTTTTTCCGTCATCATCTTGGCAAATAGCTTCATTGACAATATCATCAATAGCAGCTTCAATTTCTGGCTGCATAGCCATTTCACGATAACGAGAAATAAGTTCTACTTCATTTTTAGCAGTGCCGTCTAGGTCAACATAAGTTCCATAATAAGCGGCCGATGTAATGGTAAGTGCACCATCATCATTGGTTGGTGGTGTAAACGATTGTTGTACCGCAGCATCTTCTTCCGATTTTGCCCGAGCAATCGTAAAACCAAAAAGTGAGAATTTATTTAATGATGCCATATTGTTTTATTCCAATTCAAAAGAAACATAATGAAAGGGACCGAAGTCCCTTTCGTAAAATTATAAAATTAACTATCTGTACTATTTAGGTTGGTCCAATATTGGTAAGCAAAGGTAACACCATATTCTTCAATGGTATCATTTGAACCCCAATCTAAATCAATTGGCGCCAAATCAACAGGAAACAAACCAACAAAATTGTAGGATTGTAAAGCTGCACCTGTTTTACCATATTGTGTAACAACAGCATCAACCGAATAACCTGAAGGACTTGCAGCTGCTGAATTACGAATATTTCCAGCATGACTGTTCATACCATTCATCCAAGATTCTATTGCTGTACGAACTGTAAAACTCTCATCATTGATGATCTGTAAAGACCAATCACTAAATGAACGATTGCCGGTAAATTTCTGTTCACGACCAAAATAGTACAACGGAACTGTACCTAGTGATGAACCTGGTAATTGAGCTGATTTAGCTAAAAACTGAACTTGTTGTCCTGCTGCCGTACTATTTCCAACAAATGTTGGAAAAGTAAGAGTAACTTGAAACAGGTTTGGTCTAGCGCCATCACCAATTAGATTTGCTCTGAAAGCCGCTACGTTAAATGCCATTTTTTTCTCCTGATCGTTGAATTATTTATACGCCTGAATTACCAAGCGCAACTTCATTGAAATTAACACTAGTTCCGACAGCAGTAAAGTTTAACTGAATAAAGTTAATGGAACGAGCAGGCTGAATATAAATGTCACCAACAAACTGATTTGAATTAACAACTTGTTGTGTGTTATTTGTGTTATCACAAACAACTTTAAACGAAGTAATACCACGTCTACCTTGTACATCCCTTAGGTATGGTGTTACTAAAGCAACAAATTGTGCTTGTGTGAATGTATCATTAAATTCAAACAATGAATACTGAGCAGCCAAAGCGATTGTCTTTTCTAAAACAATAAACAATCTACGAACATTAATACGATCAAAAGCAGAAGGCTTAGATTGTAATGTTTTGTCGCCAAATAATACTGTTCCTTGACCTGGGAAGGTTACAACAGGATTAATACCTTGTGCATAAAGTGTATCCCGGAAAGATTTGTTTGGATTCCATGCTAACTTAACAACATTCTTTAAGTTACCACGATTGAAACCAGCAGGAGACCACCAAGGATCACGAACGTCATCAGTATTAACACATAAACCAGCCATGTCAGCATTTAAAGGTACCCAACGATATACGTTGTTATACTTGTCAAACATGTATTTCCAACCAGTATCAGCAAAAGCGTATGAGGTTGAACGAGCTAATGTGTTATTCCAAGCCAAAATATTTGCCGCTTCTGAACCTGCTTGATTAATAACAGCAGAAGAAGGAGGTGAAACAAAGGCTATACAATCTTTACGAGTATTGACAATATTATCAATTACATATTGTTGAACGGTTGTATCGGCTGCACCAGTTATAACCAACGAAATATTAACATAATCACCTTGAAACAAACTATAAGCATTTATTAAATCTGCATCGGTTGGTTGTGCATCAGTACCATTACCAAGAGTAATAAAGTTTGGTCCGGTTTGAATATTATTTTGTAATACTGTAAAATTGGTGTTGGCCAAAGTAGAACCCCATGTACTCGAGGTATTTGAAAGTTGTGGATGATCTACTGCATAAAGATATTTTGAATTATTGTAAACATAATTTTTATAATAATTTGAATTTCCTAAATGATCAACCGAGTCTATGCCTTTGGACAAATATCCAAAAGTTTCTAGAACTGTATTTTTAGTACCAGTAAATACACCTAAAGAATCCATAACTACAATGTGAACTTCATCATTAGCAGCGCCAACTGAAGTTGCTTGAGCTGATGTTCCTGGTGCTCCATTAAAATAGGAAGATACACCAACACCGTTAACATTCCAAGTAGAAAATGGTAAACCAGCATCAAGCATTGAAATGGTTAATGAGTTACCAAGAGCGCCTGGATATCTAGCAACAAATGGACCATAAGCATTATTGTTTGTTGCGTTCTGTAAAAGACTTGCTTGAAATACGTCTTTATTTGGAATTTGTATTGTACTTTGTACTAAACCTGTAATTGCACTTACGTTAGAAGATGCGTTATATGCTTTAGTGTTAGCCGCACGAACCAATTGAAGGTTATTACCATAAGCTAAGAAAGAAGCTGCGGTAAAAAACGATTGATATGTGTTACTGTCTGGAGCTCGATAAGTTTGTAGCAAAGTATTTTCGCTAGTAATTTGAGTAATTTTATTTACTGGACCCCATACAAAGGCTCCAGCAAAAGCACCGGCTGTAGTCAATACCGAAGGAACGACTGTGGTTAAGTCAGTTTCGGATACTGTTACGCCTGGAGAGATTGAAAACGCCATTTGTTATCTCCTTGAATATTGTTGTATTGGCAATTATAATACCATTATCATATTTATGTAACGTAAAATTTAGAGTTTTACCTCTGAATTTCCCTAAAGTAAGCAGAATACGTTTCTCTACCATCTGCTTTTTCCCACACATCACCGTCTGAAACGTCAAAACTATGTTCTTGACCATCATCGATGACTGGTGCCGGTGGTGTTAATTCATCAACCTGATTCATATTTTCAAGTTGAAGTTGTTTTCTAATATCGTGGTTAACAATCTCTTTGAAATACTTTTGAGTTGAAATCCATCCAAACATGACTAAACCCATAACCATATCATCATTAGCATCAGATTCAGCAGCAAACGAATTCTTTTGCGCCACAAATGTGGTTAATTCAGAAATAGTATCAAAGTCATTAATAATTAACTTGTCACCTTCAATTAAGGTTTTCAGGTTAGAACAACCAATTCTTTTAACCTGTGGTGACATTTTAAGTCCCAATTGAACACCTCTAGCAAAGCCGGCACTCAATTGTTGTGGTTTCTTATTACCTGTAAATACTTTCCACAAATTTTCATATTCCAAATCTTGATGTAGAATATCTGCAACCTGTGGTGTGTTATTTATCTCAACTAAAACATAGGCATCATTATACAACTTTGCCGCATTAAAAATTTCGGTTGGAAATAACATTGGTGAAACGGAGGAACTCTTATATGTTGCAACTTGTTCGTATGGTGTTGCTGAAATATCAATAACGGAAAATGTAGAACAATCTAATCCTTTACCTTCAGCCACGTCAACTACAAGAGCATACAGGTGGTCTTTAACATTTTCATCATCACCTTTGACTGGTGCTTTGTAAATTTTAACCTTGTCATATTCCGCAATAGGCTGTTTATATGATAATTGTTGTAGTTTGAGTCCAGACACCAAAGTATTTGATGATCCCAAGAATTCCGTTTCAAACTCCTGCCGGAACTGGTGCTCAGAAGTATTCTTAATTGTTTCTTCTTTCCAAGCCTCATCACGACCAGGAACCTGTGACCAATGAATTTCAAATGGTACATAATTATTTCGTTTGTGTACTGCATCATTCCAATACTTGTAAAACAAATTCATACCATTTGGTGTAGACACCATCAGAATCTTAGTTTTAGTACCAGCAGTAATAACCGGATAAACGGAAGTAATGAATTCTGCAGCAATATTTGACGGTACGAAAGCAAACTCATCCAAGAATACAATATTAAAAGAACCGGAACGTGAAGCAGCAGAAGATGTTGAGTCGGCAATAATAACTGAACCATTTTCTAATTCAATTCGAGCTTTATTCCATTCAACAACACCTTGTTGTAACCATTGTGGAAGATTTTCGTAGGCTAATTGAAGTTTACCGAGAATACCAATGGCGGTTTTATTTCTGTTAGCAAGAACTGCAATTGATTGTGAGTCTTTGAATAAAATTGTCCAAAGTAAATATGCTACTGCTGTTGTTGTTTTACCAACCTGACGAGGACATTTGGTAATAACAAAACGATTTTCATGAAAAGTTCTAATCATATCTTTTTGAAAATCGTACATATCAAAAGGTACTAAACCATCATCTAGTGTAATAATTTTAATCCATTTAGTAAAATAAATTGGATCTTGAGAACATT